AAAAAAAAATAATGAGGTGAATGTAAATGACTGTAGGTAGATATTTAGATTTTCCTTTTGATAAGGAAGTATTTAATTATTCATGGAAAAATACTCCAGACTTATTCCTAGATAATATTCTAGCAAGTGGGGCAGTACAAAGAGATAGTGAAATAGCTAGATTAATTGCTAACGGTTCTAACTCCTATGTTGTACCATACTACAATAATCTTGGTGGAGATGAACAGTTATACGATGGAGTTACAGACTTCACATATGACAGCATTACTGGTGGACACTATAAGGGTGTTGTATATGGAAGAATGAAAGCTTGGGATGCAGTATCATTCATTAAAGATTTCAATAGTGGAGCAGACCCAATGGGACAAATAGTTAAAGGGGTAGCAACTTATTGGCAAAAGAAAAGACAAGAACGTCTTGTTAAGTTACTTGAAACGATATTTAACATTACTGATACTGATTTTGCAAATCATACATTAGATATAGCAAGTGCTACAGCTACTGTTGGTGAAGAAAACATCGTTGGTGCTACTACTATTGGAGATGCAATTGTAAAAGCTAATGGTGATAATGCTACTGGATATTCTTTAGCAATTATGCACTCTAAGGTTGCTCAAGACTTGGCTAATTTACAATTACTAGAGTTCTCCAAGTATACTGATGAAAGGGGTATAACTAGAACATTACCAATAGCAAATGTTAACGGTATGACTGTTATTGTAAATGATGGTGTGCCAGTAGACACTAGTGGTGATAATCCGAAATACACTACTTTCATACTTGGAAATGGGGCAATTAAGTTTGAAGAGGCTCCAGTGGATATTCCAGTAGAAATGGCTAGAAATGCAGAAAAAGCTGGTGGAAAAGATATGATTTACACTAGACTTAGAGAAACTTTTGCACCTTATGGATTTAGCTTTACAGCTGATGTGTCTACTGCACAAAATATAGCAGTTCCAGACTCAATACTATTAGACCCAGAAAATTGGGAAAGACATATTGATGCAAAAGCAGTTATGATGGCTAGAGTAATAAGTAACTAATGGGAGTGATATATAGATGTTTACCATTTACGAAGGTAAGGTATACAAAGTCAATGGTAAAACAATGGTTGGGGTAGATATTACCCCTACTTCCCTTAAAATGGTGAAAGGGACTGAAATTGAAACACCTAGTTTAAATAACGTATTGACTTTAAGAGAAGTGAAAATAAAATATCAAGTGTTGAGTGGAAAATCTTATAAATTCCCAAAACCAACCAAAAAGAAGGTAGATAAAGATGGCGATGAACCAACAACTACAAAAACTAAAAAGTCAACTGGGAAATCCGACTAATGAAGATGATGTGTTAGAGTATTGCTTGGAACGTGCTGGTGACATTATTTGTGATATTAGAAATTCAGATAAGGTGGAGAAAAAATATTTAACCACTCAAATAGCCATTGCAATTGAAATTTATAATAAACGTGGTGCAGAGGGACAAACCTCTCATACTGAAAATGGAATTTCAAGGGTTTATGCAAGTGGTGATATATCACATCACTTAATTAGGAAGATTACACCAGTAGCCAAAACACCATCTTCAAAAGTGAGAGTGATTGAAGAATGAGGACATTAAACCTAAATAAAAGACCAATTTGGCAAGTGCAATACCTAGGTGAAGTCCCAATTCTCGATGAAGATGGATTAGATACTGGTGAAGTTAAAAAGCAATATAGTGAGCCTGTTGAAATCCGATTAAACCTATACACCACTACTAGTGACATAATACAGAATATGTTTGGAATGACGAATAATATAAATATAGTATGTAGTGATGAACGTAAATTGGAGATGGGTACTAAACTATTTTATAACAAACCTGATGCTGATACTGATTTTGAACGTGATTTTGATTTGGAACTTACTGCCATTTCTGAAAGTTTGAATCATTGGAATTATGGATTTAGGGAAGTGAAATAATGGCTAAAGAACGTTATGATGTTGGTAGCTATAACCCAAGTGTAACCATTGACTTGGACAAGTTCATATCCAAAACTAGGGCATCTGGTAAAGGGTCTAGGGACTTAAATAAAATGATACAGATTGCAATTGATAAAGGATTGGATGAATTGGCTAGACGTGCTGAGGAATATGCAAAGGATAGAATGCGAAGTTATGGAATAACTGGTGAATTATACACCAATCTAAAGGCTGAAAGACATAAGGGTGGTATTCAAATAAGCACCTATGCTCAAAGTAATTGGGGATTCGACTACTCAATGTATGTTGAATTTGGTACTGGTATTGTTGGAATGGCTAGTCCACATCCAAAAGCAAGTAGTAGTGGTTGGACTTACACAACTGAACACGTTGATAGAAATGGTAATGTTAGGAGTGGATGGATTTACCCCAGTAGCATAGATGATAGAAACAGAAATAAATGGATTGGTAAAGACGGTAATTGGTATGCTTTTACAATGGGTCAAGAGGCTAGACCATTTATGTATGACACTTGGTTATATCTAAGTAGGGCTTGGCATAGTACCCTAATGGGCTACGTTAATAGAGCAAGAAAAGAGTGGGGTGAGAGTTTCCTATGATGACTAGTATAACTAACAATATCATAACAGATTTGAAAACACGTATACCTAGTGCAACCACTCTAAGAGAGTACCCACAAACTACTGGGAATTTTCCATATATCATAGTTACAGAAGGAGATTTATCAGTAGATGTTTCGACTATGGATAGTGGTGGATTCCATTATAATAATTATGAGATTACCTTGGAAATATTCACAGATGGTACTGGTAAAATAAACCAAGCTACTAAGATAAGGGGTCAAATAGATGATTTACTTGGTGGCGAATATGGGTTGGAGAGAATATATAGCAGTGCAATCCCCAATATGGGTGATTTGAACGTATACAGGTATCGAATGACATATGTTGGGAAATTAGATAAGAATAAAACGATTTTTAGGAGGTAGGTATATATGGCAATAGCAACTATGAATACAATATTAGAGTATAAAGATGCAAGTGAAGATTTTGTAAAATTAGTAGACATTAAAGATTATCCAGATTTAGGGTCAGCACCAGAATTAATTGAAACTACTACTTTAACAGAAACTGAAAGACATACCAATATTAAAGGACTACAAGATGCAACTGATTTGACATTTACTGCCAATTACACTTTAGCTGATTATAAAAAAGTTAAGGCTCTGGAAGGTGAAGACCATGAGTTTCAATTGAAACTTGGGGAAGATGGGGTAGATGGTATCTTCCGTTGGAAAGGTGAATTATCAGTATACCTTGTTGGTGGAGGAGTAAATGAAGTTAGAGAAATGACTATAACAATAACAGAATCCGAACCAATAGAATTAGTGGAATAATAGAAAGGGGATACTAATTAATGATAATTGAAATTGATGGTAAAGAGGTAGAGTTAAAGTACACTTATAATTCATTTAAATACATGGAAGATTTAAATGTGGCTGATATAGGAAATCTTGAAACGAATCCATTTAAGGTTATAAAAATC